CCTTCTGTTGTTGTACCTATCTGGCCAGCATCTAGGAAAATATCAGCAGAAAGATTTGTTACACGTACTGCGCCCTCACCGCCAAAGGAAAAAATTGCTTTTTGTGTTGCGCCAAACGCTAAAACATTATCAATATCCAATGCCCATTGACCTGGGAAAGCACTAATTCCAGTAGTCTCGAACAAAGCAAAAGAGTTAGCCTTAACAACTGCGTTAGACAAATCCCTTGTGGGGCTATCCCCTGCAATCGTAGCAACTGGCATAAACGTCTGTGTCCAGTCGGGCGGGCTGTATGCCGTATCAGGCTGGAATCTACCTCGCGTTAAGCACAAAGCGCCTGCCTGATTGTTTTGGTCTGGCAATGGGTCTAGCTGACTTAATGATTGCTCAAGCCTTTCAACCGTTTTGAAGTTTTTTGGTATCTCTTCACCCAATGAGTCATCATTACCAACGGGCGATATGAATAGCGTTCTTTCGTCTGCATCTGCTTTTTGTACTGTCATTCTGCTATGTAACCCCTTGTTGCACTCCAAATTAAAGTTCGTGACTCCCCTACTGGAATCGTTGATAAAACAAAATTATCTATGCTCAGGGGATTATCATTACTATCCACAAGGCTTACCGTATCTGTGGCAGCATAAACTGTCAGAACGGCCTGCCTGTCATCCGGAACTTTGATAGTAATACCTGTGCCAATTACGCATAAATCCCTATCAGATGCTAAAGCGGTATAGTTGGCCAATATATCTTTCATTTGACCACCAGACCCATCAATATCTATTACATCAACAGATATAACACCTCCGGCAATCTCTAAACTTAACAGCTATCTCCCATCTGAACAAAATGCATAAAGCAAATCACCAGTGTCAATTTCATTTATCTTCGCAAGAAAATAATCGTTCGCGGTAATATCCGCATAACTATCATCAGTCTCATACGTAAAAAAACGAGGCGCAGACGAATTCGCTTGCGCACTCAAAGGGAGGAATTTGTTTAAATCAAAAGCCATTTTAATCTCCAAGGCAAGCCAGGATAATCAAGACAGCTACTATTACTTCTATCATATAATCTCTGGCGTATGTTTATTTCCTTGTAGCTGCTCGTACATCTTGCGCACCCTCGCAGCATACTCGGGGTTTTGCATCTTGCGGTTTCCATGCTCATCTACCGCAAACTGCATTTCATTAATCTGCTCCATAGTCACTTGAGGGGCGGGTGGTTGTTGATGTGAAGTTCCTTGTGGGGCATTACCCGTCTTATCCATAATCATCTCAAACACCTCAACCATCCCCGCATCCGTTAAACCGGCAGCAAATTTGTTATATAAATCTTCAGAACCCAACTGAGCTTTAGCCCATGACGCTACATTCTGTAACCGAGCCTCACCCTTATCACCTAAAGCTTTCATCTGTTCAGCAACATGGTCAGCAGCTAACTTCTCATCAGCCTGAATATTAGCTAACTCCTGCTCTACAAAGCGGTTAACGAACTTATTATAAGTATCATTATTCATGCCTGACTCTTTAGCAAACTCGGTAAAGTCTTTAAGTAAGCCATCTTCAGGGTCTAACTCATACTCCACACCTTCCGCGAGTGTTACCTCATAATCATCGGGCGCACCAGTAAAGCCACCAAACTGCTTTTCTAAGTCCACATAAGCCTTAGCTTGGTCTTCCACAGTCTTATACTTGTCAGCCTTAAACCACTCAGGAGTTTCCTCTATAGGGGCTTCCTCAACCTGATCAACAGGTGTATTAGTTGGCGTTGTTGTTACTTCGTTAAGTAAACTTTCTTCTGTCATTTTGTCACCTCTAACAGTTTAGTTTTGATTAAATGGAAAATACTCGGCTTATCCTCTATCTGTGCAGCTTTGTGCATGGATAGAATAATACGCCTTACAAAGTTCTTCTCACCCTCGATTAGCCCCGCTTCAAACTGCGTAGACTGAGGGTTAATGGATGGGGTTAATACATGATTATCCACCCAATACTCTAATAGCTTCTTTCCTTGCTCAGTATCAAAGACGGCATAAACCATCTCAGACACCTTACCTTCTGCTTTCTGAAACTCCGCTAACGCGTCACTCTGAGTCTCAAAAATATCAAGGATGTCGTCACTCACTCATTTGCTCCTGTTGTGCGGCCTGTGCTGCCATATCAGCAGCTTTAGCCATTTCTTGCTGTATCTTATCGCTAGACTTCAATAAATCCTTATCAATGCCATACGCCTCACCCAGGTGCGTAGGAATCTTGCTCGACTCAACCATAGCCATAGCCATCTCTGGGCCATAAATACCTTGCAAAGAAGCGTAGTAAGACATAAAAGACTGAGCCTTCTCTACATCCATAGCCTTAGCAATCGGTGATACATAACGGATTTGAATTAACTTACCATCTACCTCGGGTAAATCAGCAGGGATACGACCTCTACGCTTTAAGATAGAGATAATCCTACGCACCAAAGGATAGATGTACTCAGGATATTGACGGCTAAACGCACTACCCGCACGCCTTAAATCAGCCTGATTCCTTAAGATATTCTCTGTAGCAGTCCTTACAGGGTCTTCTAAGCTACCGAGAGGGTCAGCGAACAAGGCAGCGTTAATAACATTCTTCTGCTTTTCATAAACCAACTGCTCAAACTGTGGCGCACCACCTAACTCCAGAGGTCGGAGGGTAGGGTTAGCCGTAGCATTAGACGCAACAGGGATGATAGAGCCTGGTTGGAATGTGGCTGTGTAAGGGTTAAAGACTTGATCTGATACACCCGTCCAAATACCTGTCACCGCAATAGCAGCAGCTCGTAGCTCAAACTCAGCCATCTTATTCACTACTCGGATGGTAGGTAATACCTGAATAACTGGCCCGCGACCATAATCCTCACCCGCAACCACTTGCCAACGAGGGAATACAGCAGGAAGCTCATCATAAGCTTGAGTGAAGATTAATTCTTTCTCCCAAATAACTACTTGATGAAAGCGCTTATCTTTTTGGTTAAAGATAGTACCATCTAGGATTTCAATGTCTTTGTTAGACGTATCCTTTGAAGAGGAATCAATGACTTGGCGCATCTGAGAACTAATCTCAGCTCTAGGCCATGTACTCTCTACATTGCGTGGATTCATCTTCCACTTGCGCCAGAAGCCATTGATCTCACCGTAAGCGCCAACCTCAACGCAGAAGTCAGGTAAAGGAATGGCTGAGAAGTTGAGTAGTGGCGATGTCACCCCGTCACCCTCATCAATCATCAGGCCGCCCATCCCAATACCCAAATCCATGTACATCTCTGTACTCTGAACATCAAAGTTAGAGCGCTCAATTTCCTCAAAGAAAGGGTCTTCCACCTCATTCTCTAAAAGCTTATTTACCTCAGCTCTCTGCTCATCATCCTTAATCTCTGAACCTGCCTCAAACTTAATCCAGTGTTGGTTAACAGGGGTAAGACCTGCTTGCATACGAGAGGCGAAGGTTTGTAGACCGCTTACCGCGGTGTCATCGAATACGTGTCGATTCTTGTGCTGGCCTGGCGAGTATTGTGTGAATGTATCTCTTTGTGGGGATGCGAAACGAAAGGCATCTTGATACAAAGAGCGCCACATTTCCTTGCGCCCTTGGCATGAGTTGTATCGGCTCTTGAGGTCGCCAACCGTACCTAATCCGGCAGGGGCTTCCATTATGAAACGCCTAATTTATTCTGCAGACTATTCTGCTGCTCAATCAGAGACATACGACCACCCTGTCTACGCTTGAGGCCCGCAATATTCTCACGCTCAATATCTTTCTCTTCAGCCATTGCTTTTTGGGTTTCACGCCTCTGATCTGCAATTAAACGCCTTTGGAGTTTTGCTTGGCGCTCTGCGGAGCTTCTACCTGTGCTCATGATAAATACCTATAAAGTTGATAAGGGGTAAAGATAAACGGCTTCCGAATACCTAGAAAGCTCTTAACCACCTCAACACAATTAAACCAACATATATGACCACGTATTTTATCATAATCGGGGTTTGTTTCATACGGTAGCACAAGGCTAGGCTCTGCGAGTAAATCCGTAACATGAGGGCAGATAGATTTAGACCATATTGTTACATCACTAAACCCGAGATAAGGCTGCACTTTCACCCATGAGTGACCACAGTCCTTAACATAGTAAACATGACTAAAGCCTTTCTTAAGAGGTAGCCACCAAAACCTACGCCCCTCACAGAAGATTACATAGCCCTTAGTCGAATGGAGACCATCCTGCATTTATCACCACCGGTCTTTGATTCTCAAAACCTGCTGACCTAACAGCAGTAACACCCTCACCCAACATCACAGCACCATACTCCAAAGCCTCAACAGGGTGGGAATACTGATTCTTATCAGGCTCTTCCGTGTATCGCTCATGAGAAGTGGATAGCTGACGATACCTGAAACCACCCATCAACCCCTTACGTATCATCTTGCATTTAGGGGAAAGCTCAAACGCAGGGCGACCATCCATACACAAACGAGTCATTGGGCCACGTAGAGACTGTCTACGAATACCAGGCTTATTTGTGTTACACGGATGACAAACCAATCCCTCAGCCCTCAGCATGAGAATAGGCGTATCATCGGTAGCTTGACCTTTACCCTCACCTGCGGGGTCTCCCGAACCTTGAAACTCAAAGCCAGGATAGTTCATATCTAAATAAGTCTTAAACTCTCTACCAAACATAGCAGCAGAGAAGTCATCAGTCACAAACTCATCAAAGCAATAGATACGACCCTTGTTATCTCTCTGCATTAACGCAGCAGCAGGGGTACGCCCAAAGTCATAACCCACCATAATAGGGTAGCTTGGATCAGGCTCTTTATGCTCACTAAGGCAATGTACAGTGTCAGAATACTGAGGATGAACAGGCTTACCATCAGCAACAAATCCATACTGGTTTGCCACATTGACCTTAATCCAGTCATCCGTTGCGCCCTTGGTAAGTGAGTTATAATAGCCGTCAGGAAGGTTATTAATATTCTCTGCATCGGGATTAACCCTCCATACGTGCTGACCATTAGGGTGTAATTCGTCAGTGAGGAAGGCAGCAGGGGGTTGTTTGTAGAATGCAAAACCTTCTGGCTTATCCTCTTCAGCTAGTTTATAGAGCCACTCACCCTCATCAGGAGCGTTGTAGTCCCCTATGATTCCTGCCCACGTACAACCACCTTGAGATTTTTTAGGGTAACGACCAATACGGCCACGCATCTGCATAAACAAGCGATAAGGGAGTTCCTTAGCTTCATTCATCCAAATACCGGTTAACTGCGTACCCCTCAGCTTCCTCTCATCTCCCGGTCTATCCAAAGCTAGAAAGATAAGCTCACTCTCTACCGTAGTCCTATGTACGCCTTCCTCATCTTCATACTCATAGTCGAAGTTAATAAAATGGGTAGGGGCTGCATCAGAGGGCTTCTTGAACTCACCAAGAGGGCGAAATAGCTCAAGCCAATCCTTAATGGTTGTGTTGTTTAGATCGGAGTAAGTGTTACGTACAGCAAGGAATCGAGAGCGCCTTACACCATCAGCACCCTCTTTCTGATTCATCATCTTACGCAGAAGCTTATACATCGTACATTGAGTCTTCCCGCTACCGAGAGAACCCATAATCATACAAACTTCAGAGTCGTCTTTTAGATATTGCTCAAGAACCTTACCATCAGGCTCAAATGCTAGAATCACCTGGCTCATTGTCACCTAAAGCCTTTTCAAGTTTACCGCCCGAAAGGTCAACTAACGTGGTGCGGTTTTCCACATCAGCCTGTACTTGTAGATTGGATAAATCAGGACAATATTTCTTGATTAAACTCAACTTCTTATCCACTACTTGCATATTGCGCTTAAGGATAAAGTCGGAAGTATCTGAAGGCTCTAAGTTTAATGTTTCTTCAAGTAAATCAGTAACGTGCTGCAAATGACCCTGAGCCGCTAATTGCTCTCTTAACGCCTCTTGCCTTTCCTGTCTTAACTTATCCCTTCTGCTTCTACCGCTATGGGCAGACATTATGGAATACCCGCAATGTTATCGGTTGCTACCCATGTAGATGCACCAGTCTTACGGAATGTTGTAGCGTTATATCCACTATCGCCAAAGCTCTGACCAAGGAAAGCATTGCCGTCTGTCACGTTAGCCACAGTAGCACCCGCCTCAATATCACAAGTTACCTCTGAGCTGGTTGAGATGTTGAATACAACGTAAGTAGAGCCTGTAGCAATAGTTGAGTCATTAGGGATGGTTACAGTATTTCCACCATCCATGAATACCCACACTTCATTAGCATCATTAATATTGACCAAGGTATAGTCTGCACCAGGCGTTACTTGCTCTACAGAATAACCGCCCGAGCTACCGGTGTTAGTTACTGTGCCGCCACCTGAGTAGCTTGTGCCTGAACCTGTTGAACTCGATACGTAAGGAGATACATCTACACCATCTGTAGACTCTGGGCCGCTAGATGTTACACGGAAGATAGCGAGTGAATCAGTGTCACTCACCCAGATAATATCGTCTACATTGAATGTGTCGTACTTGGAGTCAAAGTAGAAATCCACAGAGACATCATCGCCCTCTGCGTTATATGAGTAAATAGCAGGGCCTTCTGAAGACTCACCGCCAATTACTGATAGATTCTTTTCTTGAAATGCCATTAGCCGATTTTCCTAACGAGTTTACCCGCGTCCTGTACAGTGAACGGCTTCAAGCCCGCTGCTGTGAGTAGCTGGTTTTGACCACCGTTAAGGCATACCAACTTCAGGATGACCTCCAAGTCTTTCAGTGTCATGTTATCCAACTTAGCTTCAATACCTTCTGGGTACTTGGCCTCAGCTTTCTTCTTAACCACTTTCGGGGCTTTCTCTTTCTTCTCTTCAGTCATAGTGTCACCTCTAATGGACTGTTATTGATTCTTTACCTAATTCCATCTCAGCTCTTTCAAGCTTATCCCGTATTACTGAGGTACGAGTACCATCTACTTGCTCAAAGTATGTGAGATTAGCCGCCATCTCTGCAACTCTGATAGCACGCTCTCTGGACTGCATGAAATAATAATCTGTGTAACCTAATTCAGTGAAGGCTTTAAACACCTCATGAAATGCCTCTGCTGCTTGCTTCGGTGTATCATCCACTAAAGCCATTGCAGCATCTTGTAGGTACAACTCTGCCCTACGGTGAGCGTCCATTAAGCTACTCGGATATAGTCTGCTGTTACGCCAGTCCCGATCAAGCGAATACGAGCCGCCTTCAATGGGCCGATAACAACCTGCTCGGATGTTTTAATGTTATAGATAGTTCGCTCATTAGAGTCATCCATTACAGCAACAACAACATTACCCGCACTCAGGGAGTCAGCAATGATAGTCAATTCGTTTTGGTTGTTTTTAATATCCCATGAGAAAGAGCCGCTAATGCTATTCTCAGTGTATGGCAATACAATATCTGTCATGTTTAATCCTACTGGAATTGGCCGAACTTAAACGGCTTTAATTGCTTGTTACCTTCCTCGTCTACATATTCACGCGGATAGGCTAAATCTTTCTTAATTATAGCATCTTGAGTTAATTTTGAATACGGGCAGTTATCGTGCCATTGTGATTACGTCAATCATACCCATCTTGCCGCCTCTGGCGTTACATCCGCAGAGTCAAATACTGACAGCGGCTGATATTGACCATT